GGTGATCTCGCTTGTGCCCTTGATGTCGAACTTGTCGAGACGGTCTGTTTCCTTCTCGCCTTTTCGAGCGTGCGCAACAAGGTGAATGTGAACTCCGGTTTCCATTGCGATTCCGGTAAGCCCGTCGAGGAATGCTTTCTGCCCGCCGTAGTCGTCAGGCTTCATGCCGCATTTCATCAGGCTATCAACAACAACGTGGTCCACCCCGTAGGTGTCGCGGCAGTAACGCACAACGGCGAGCATCTTCTTCGGGTCAATCATGCCCAGGTGATCGTAAATCCAGAGCTTGCCGTCGGTCCATCCGTTGAACTCACGAACATACCCTGGAGAGGGGCTTCCTCCGCACGATGCCTGTCTAACCATTCGCTCCATCGTCTTGATTGGCGTCATCTCCATTGAGCAAATCACAACCTTCTTTCCAGTAGACATTGCGTGCAGCATGACGTGAGACAGCACCATCGACTTGCCGTGCCCGTTTACCCCTGCCCATACCGTGACTTCGCTCTTGCGCATCCGGTAGCCGTCGATCTTGCTCCAGGGCAATGCGTCACCTAGATGCTCTTCCGGGTGAGCCATCCGTTCGAGCATTTCGTCAAGCCAGCTTGATGCCGGTCTGACCTTGTGCCATTCGTCCCGGTTCTCGTAGACGCTGAAGTCGATGTCATCCCTTACGATATCCATATCGGTCTCCCAATAGCCGAACCTACTCGGTGAATAAACCCGTAATACCCTGCAATCCACAGGTCTGCTGGGTTGTGTTCATTGATCTTGTCTGCGAGTTCTGAATAAGCGCCGAGGACGATCATCCAAACCTGAAGACCGTGCAGACAGGATAGGTCCGCATCAGGCGCAAGCCCGTGCGTCCAAATCACAGGCAGATCGTTCTCGGCACAGAAGCGGTGGATGCGTTCGTCGTCTGTCATCACGATAGCCATTGCAGGCTTTGCCCTGATCTTGCGCATGCGGTGGAGTTCTGCAAGGGTCATATCCAGTCCCTCTTATGCGAGTAGTCGGGTTCAGCGTTCGTGTTTTTCTTGAGCGGGAATAATCCTTGCCATGTGTTTGCAATGGATTGCTCAACTACGGCTGATTGCAAACTTCCAAATGCAGCAAGTGCTTTCTTGGCTGCGTTTACAGATGCAGGGACAATCGGTTTTTTGATTTGCTTGCGGTAGTCAAACCACCGTTTCCATGTCTCTACATCCAGTCCTTCAGGATCGTGAATTTTTGCCTCAACAACCTTGGTAGATTCATTGGTAGATTCATTGGTAGATTCAGTGTCGGCTTTTCCCGACTGGTGGCGGTCGGCTTTTCCCGACTGGTGCTGTCTGGTTTTCCCTACCGGTCGGCTTTTTACTACCGGTAGGGTTTTGCCGACTGGTTTTGCCGACTGGTTATCTTCTTCGTGACGGTTTCCAACTCCTAGAAGCGTGTACTGATTTCCTCTCCCATTGACACGATTTACTGATAGCAAACCAAGGTGCTCAAGATGCGCAATCGCCTCCATGATGGTTTCACGGTAGAGTCCAGTGTCGGATTGAAGCCTTGCGATTGATGGGTAGCACTCATGCCCTTCGCCAGCACGATCTGCCAGCGAGAGCAAAAGCAACTTGTGGGATGGCCTTAAATCCTGCTGCCAGGCCCAGCGCGTAGCATCTAAACTCATCGGTCATGCAGCCAAAACACGCGCATACGCAACCAAGTCCCTAAGTGCAGCCTCCATTTCTGGAGGCAACTTTCCTCCATCAAGCAAAACACCAGCCATATACAGCAACTGATCCGTAGACGTGCTGGCCTCCAAGTCTGCTCGAACTTCGATTATCAAATCATGAATGATCGTACCTTGCTCTAACTTGTCCATCTAAATCTCCTCTGGTGGGCCGCCGGAAGGTGGAGTTCCGGTGTGGGCCAACCGTTGCGGTTGAAAAACGGCAACCGACGGCCCCCGGAGGAGACTTTCAATCGCCACACTATGCGCCTTCCACAGCGCTTTACGCATTTTAGTACGAGATTGTCAGGCCGATGCTTTATTTTTGGAGGAGCCCCCGCATACCTGCATCAGCCCCTCCTTTCGGTTGGGTTGAGTGGGGCTCCGATCCTTTAGGCTGCGGCGCGCTTCTTGGGTGGCGCGACGATCTCCGTCTCCTGCCAGGTGCGATAAAGGCGAACACCACGCAGGAAAGACGCGCGCTGCTCGGGTCCGAATCCTGCCGCCGCCAGTGCATCGCCAAAGCGCTTGACCTGGGCGTCTGCCTGGCTGGCTTTTTCGTGTGCGATTGCCTCGCCAGAATCAACAAACATTTTCCCGTCACTGGTCTTGAACATCTTCACTTCTTCCATTTACTTCTCCTTGGGTAACTTCGGCGAATGGCCGCCGAATGCCTGAAAAACTCGTCCAACTTTACTGAAACCTGGATCGACAACCCTGCGGGACCGCATCCGCTGGAGCCACCAGATCGACACGCCTGCGGTCTTTGAAAGCGCCGTCAGGTTGGTGCTTTTGTCCTGCACTTTAGACACCACATAATCCAGTATTTCTTGCCACTGTTTCATTGTACTATACTCCTTGACAATACGCTAAACAAATCCTACCATAAGCAGCATTATAGTGAAGGAGTATGAGATGGATGAAGTTTCTGTTATCGCCCGCCCGGTTGAGCGGAGTATTTCCGGCCTCATGCAGACGGCGGTTGAGCAAGGCATGCCGCCCGAGTCTCTGGAGAAGCTGTTTGCCCTGTTCGAGCGCGACCAGGCGATACAGGCGCAGAAGGCGTTTGCCAATGCAATGGCCGAGTTCCAATACGCCGCGCCTGTCGTGCAGAAAAACCGCCTTGTGGACACCGGGAAGTATTCCTACAAGTACGCTGAACTTGATGCCATTGCCGACGCAATCCGCGAACTGATGCACGATTTCGGTCTGTCCTACAGGTTCGACTCTGCCGTCACCGAGAAGACCGTCACCGTGAAGTGCATCGTGTCGCACCGCATGGGGCATCAGGAGGAGACGCAATTCGCTTGCCCGCTCGGTGGCATGGCTGGCATCAATGGTGCGCAGCAGACGGCTTCTGCGCTGTCCTATGCCAGACGCTACGCTCTGCTGCTGGCCCTTGGTTTGAGCACTGGAGACAGAGACGACGACGGAGGCGGCGGCGTTATTACCAGGGTCCAGGTTATGGAAGTCGAGGGGCTGCTCGCAGAGTCAAAAGTCGATAGGTCGAAGTTCCTGGCTTGGCTTGGCGTCGAGTCGGTTGACGACATCCCGGCAGCGCTTCTTGGCAAAGCGCTGAAGCAGCTTAAAGACCGCGTCAAGAAGGGGGTGTCAAATGCGTGACTCGCTAATCTATGTTGACTGCGTGCAGGGCACGCCAGAGTGGCTTGCGACCAGGATTGGGGTATTCACTGCATCCTGCTTCGACAAGGTTCTGACGCCGAAGACGCTCAAGCCGTCCTCCCAGCTTCCGGGGCACATTGCAAAGATGTGCGCCGAGATATTGCTCGGGCATCCGATTGAAGGAGAACAGACCGCGTGGATGGGGTGGGGTTTGGCCTACGAGGAAGAGGCCAGGAACTGGTACGAGATGGAAACCGGAAGGACGACGGAGCGACCAGGCTTCATCTTTATGGATGACCGCAAGGTGATAGGGTGCTCTCCTGACTCAATGGGCCTTGAAATCAAGTGCCCGAGCCCGGCCGTGCATGTTCGGTATCTTCTGGACGGAGTTCTGCCGGCAGACTATATCTGCCAGGTTCAGGGCTTGATGTTTGTGACCGGCGCTGAGACGTGGGACTTTCTGTCCTACCATCCTGACTTTGGGCCGCGCGCCCAATTGCTGATAACCGTCGAGCAAGACCCAGTGTTCCAAGAAAAGCTTGGCGAGGCGCTTGAAACTGCGGTTGTCATGCTAGGTGAGGCAAGAGCAAGGCTGGACGAGTTTAGGGATGGCTTAGATGCCGGTCCCGCTTGAGCGCAGAGATTGGATGAACATCTGGAGATGATTATGGAACGGAAAAACGTAGATATGGGCAAAGACGCAGAGATTGCGATGAAAGAACTTGGAGATCATCGGCAAATTCGGACGCGCAAAAAGCCTCGCATAGCAAACGAGAAAAGCCCATTCATGTGCAAGGAACAAGTTCTCGAATTGATCCCTATCGGGAAGTCGATGATGTATTTGATGATCAAAAACGGTGAATTCCCGAAGCCCAAGCAACTTGGCGAGCGTGCCGTTGCGTGGAGCCGCGCCGAAATAGATGCTTGGATTGCGGACAAGCTGAAGTGAGGCATAACGGACAGAGTTAATGGGCTGGCGGGCAGTTTCGCCAGTCCCGCTTGAATGGAGAGTTAGGCATGACAACAACGGTATCTTGGAGTGGAAGCACAGAACCAGGCGACAGAAGCGGCACGGCACACTTCGTTTACGACTTGCCGAATGGGCAATGCTACAAATTTGACGTAAGACTTCCAGATTTCAGGGTGATGCAAGCGATTGAGTTTTGGGCTGCATCACGCGCCGGAGATCATCTTGTAAACACCCGCCGCCAACTTGTAAACCTAGCAAATGAATTAGGGGTGGAGATTGAATGGATTGAGACCGAACACAAGGTGCCTAACGCCTGAGCTATGGGGCGGCCGAAGGCCGTCCCGCATGAGCGACGGGTTCGACAACACTGCAACAACGGAGAAAGAAGAATGGCACACATTGACGACTGGCTTGATGACGAAGCGACCGGCCCGGCCGACGTAAAGGAATGGCTTGAGCATTTCCGCCGCCCGGAGATTGAAAAAGACCACGCTTGGCTGTGCGCTCGGAAACTGTTTTGCACCTACAAGGACGGCAAGCGCTACCGCTGCATTGGCTGCTCGCGCATGGGCGACGTGTGGCTGACGGCGAACTTTGAGCGTGAGAACGGCTACGACATGCGGATTGACATTGACGACTGCACCGACTGGGAAGTGGTGTCGAACGCATGAGACACGTCACTTTTGACGTGTAACCACGTACTTCCAATGTTTTGCAGCTTGATCGGAGAGCGGTAGCGCAAGCGACCGAAGGCCCGTAAAGGGCGGCACTCTCGCCGGATTATCGTTACCGGCACTAATTCAAGGAGATGGGATCAATGACCGACAAAATACGAGGCATCCTCTCTGACCTCTGGTATCAGCACCCAACTGGAGTCACCACGATGGGGCCATGCGCCACAGGTTGTGGCAATTCATCACGCGGCAGTCGAGTGTGCAAAGATTGTCTGGAGAAAGAACTGCTGGAGGCTGGGTGCAAACCGGCAGATGTGGCGTACTTGATGCTGGCGCACCACGCACTTCAACAGGCAGTATGGGGCGTTGCAGACGCAGAAAAGGAGTTGATGAAATGAGCAAACGTGAAGCGATGCAACTGGCGCTTGAGACTTTTGAATCACTCAAGCGCAGCGGATTAGACCTGATTGCGGTGAACGATAACATCGCAGCATTGAAAGCCGAACTGGCGAAGCCTGAACCGGATCAGGCGGCGTGGGAGTTCGGACAGTTGGAAGCGGCCCAGCACATCCTTGAAATGTGGAAAGAGCCCTGGCCGGTGTCTGAGAAGCGGTTTATCGACCGGCTGGAGGAGTATGTGGAGAGTCTGAAATGACGGTCTTGGCGATTGATCCCGGCACAGATATGTCTGGCGTTTACGCCGGGCCCGGCCTGCATGGCGTTCTTCCGAACAAGGAACTACTGCGCATCCTGGAGTGCAATGAGTACGGAGTGGACTGCATCGCCATTGAAATGGTCGCCAGTTATGGCATGCCTGTAGGCAGGGAGGTGTTTGAAACGTGCGTCTGGATTGGGCGGTTTATGCAGGCATGGAACAGTTCTTGCCGCTTGGTGTACCGGAAGGACGTGAAGATGACTCTATGCGGGAATCCGCGCGCAAAGGACTCGAACATCCGGCAGGCGCTGATGGATATCTACGGAGCGCCTGGCACTGCCAAGGCAAAAGGGGGCACTTATGGCGTGAAGTCTCACGCCTGGGCCGCCCTCGCCGTTTGGCATCACGTTACTGTATCTCCTGCTCCGCCTTGAACTGCTGATACTTGTTCCACCGGCTTGCGTTCTCTCCCCACTGTGAAAGAACCTTCGTCGCCGCATCTGCCTGCATCTCCTTGTCCAGACTCTTCGTGGCATCGTAGGCGTAGCCAAGCACAACCCACCTCTGTTTGAGCATCTTCTGGCGTTCGTCCTGCGGCATGTCACGGATAGACTTCGGGTTAGGGTCGAGTCCTCTATTCATGCCCAACAGCCAGCGCGTTATCTCGTCCTTCTTGACCTGGCGCGGCTGGATCGGGAACGGCGACATATAGCGCGGCTCTTCCATGACATCGCCCTGGATGCGCAGCTTCTCGGGCAGCGTTTCGCGCAGACTCGGAACCTTCTTCTGCAAGTCCTGCAGGAATGTCTTCGACTCGCGCTTACTCTTGTCGGACATATCCCCGACCTGCGATAGCGCGTTCGGTATCAGCGTCCCGCTTACGATCCCTGACAACTGCCTGCGCGCAACTTTCTCCGCCACGTCAGACTTGTCGCTGCCTTCTGCCCGCGCGACTTCCTGCATCCCGTCGTAGAGGTCAGCGACCTTCGCCATGAAGTGCTTGCTCATGACTGCCTGGTACATGGCATTAACGAACGGAGATGCATCTTTTTCCTGCACCGAGTCTCGCATCCCGATAACCATGCCGGCCGGCTCTGAAAGCGGACTGAACCTGTAGAGCGGATAAACATCCTCACCCACTCGCAGCCCGATTTGGTCGTGCTCTTCTAACCAGAGGATTTTCTTGCGGTAGTCGGCCGGGGCGTATCCACTCAACTGCACCTCGTCGTCGTCGCCGGCCAATGACAGAACAATCGAGGCGATGCCGGCCCCGACTATGGACAGCGCCATAGCCTCGCGCTGCGCAGCCTCTCCATTCTTCCCGGACAGGTTCTTCGCGTTCTTGATCTGGCTTAATCCTGGCGTGAGGTCGGCGCTACGCTTCACGAGGTTGGTCATGGTTTTGACAAACGTGACCCAGAATTCCGAGTAGGGCATCTTCTCGTGCATCTTTGCGACCAGCAGGCCGAGCACTCCGGTCTGCTCCTGGAACGTCATTTTTGAAGCGTAATCTATCGCGGCCGTTACGTTCTTGGCTTCTCCGGCGGCTTCCTGCCTGGCGAGTTCGTAGCGGAACGGGATGACCTTGAAAGCGGCATCTTCCACGCCGAGCGGCACGAAGCCGAAGCCGCGCACGATCTTGCCCGCCATGCCCGGTATTGCCTTCCGGTGCGAGTCAGACCACTTCGATCCAGACGAGCCGCGCATAAGCGCAATAGTCTCCGGGTCGCGCTGGTCGAGCAGGGTCGATATCCTGCGGCTCTGCGACTCCTCGAATGCGTTGTACTTCATCAGCGCCCAGATGTCTGCCAGGACTTTGCGGTATCCGCCCATGCCGGCCAGCGCTTTCCGGTATCCAGACAGGCCGACTCCGCCAGGAAGCATCTCCTTGATCGGGTTAATCAGGCCGAATTCGAGGATGAAGTTTGCCACGTTGCTGGTGACGTTGACTTCGTGCGTGAACAACCCGGTTAGGATGTTCGCGCGCCAGAGTTCGACGTGCGCAGCCATCAGCTTGTTGAGCGCGCCTGGGTCTTTCGTGGCCTCTTGCGCGATTGAGTCAACCAACCCGGAAAGGTATTGCACGAGCAAGCCGAGATCAAGGTCAGCGCCCTGCCTGCGCATCGCTTCCCGAATGCGGGAGATGCCGGCGTCTCCGCCGAGCGCATCCTTGAGCGAGTTCAGGTCGAGAGCCTGGTTGATTGCGGCCTTTGTCCTAGTTGTGGACGTTGCTGCAGCCGCTGCGTTCGTGGCCGCGCCTTGGTCTGCCTTGTTGCGCATGGCGATTGCTTTGGCAAGCAGCCTGCGCGCATGCACCATCTTCTTGCGCGCCGCCTCTCTTGCATCCTGCGCTGCCTTCATGTCCGCCTCTGCCTTGCGCACATCTGCGTCCGGGATGGTGGCGTCTGCGTACTTCCTGGCCGCATCGTTCGCCATCCCCTCCTTCACTTTCGCAGCCTTCAGTGCGCGACGTGCTTCCTCCATCTTCTTGCGTGCATCGTCGCGGGCCTTGCGTGCCGATTCCAGCCGCTTTGTGGCGTCGGCAAGGTCAGACTCCATCTGCCTCGCCTGCTCCTCGTATTCGGCTTCTGACATCGTTACGTCCACCGTCTTGCGCGTCAGTTCGTTAAACATCCCGGTGTCGAGAACTTCCTTCGCGGCCTCTGCCGTCTCCGTCGCCTCTGTGTTCTGGGCTTCGATCTGCGCCTTCGTGGGCTGAGTGGGTTGCACCTCTGACGCCTTCCATCCGCCCTCGCGCTCCATTGCCCCGATGAACTGCAGTGCGCGGCCCATCTCGGAGCCGTAGACGCGCGTTGCCATCAGCGTGCGCAGGGTGTCCACCGTGTACTGCATGAACTGGTCGTTGCTTTGGGCTTCCAGCATGCGGACAGATTGCGTGCGGGCCATTGCCATCGTTGCGGCAAGTATCTGCACGGGTGGCGTGCCGCCCATGCCGGCATCTCGGATGAACTGGTCAATCGAATCAGGCGACCAGCCCACCTCCGCCGCAATGGCTTCGCCTGCCGCCTTGCTGTCGGCGTTCGAGACGACGCCACGCTTGAGGCGGTTAAACATCTCGTCGTTCTCCAGGTAGATTTTCTCGGCTACCTGCTGCACGCGAGAGTCGGCTAACCCCTTGACTGCGAATGCGTACTTCTTCGCCAATTCCTCGGCCTGTGACGACGGGAGTTTGCTGAACCGCGCCATTCCAGTGCGATCTAGGTACGCAGGGCCATCGCCTGGCTGGTTTCCTATTTCTCCAAAGTACAGAGCGCCTGCCTGCCTGTTTGCGATTGGCATGGTCGCGCCATAGTCCCGCTTGTGCTGCATGTATGGGCCACCCTGCTCCGCCTCTCCTTTTATCGTGGTGATGCCGACAGTAGGCCCGCGCCTGACGATAAGAGTCAGCCCGTGCCTGTTGGCGAACTGCTGGAATCTATCGGGAACGCGCACCCTTGCCGGCCCGGTGACAATGGCACGGCCTTCTGCGTCAACTCTGAAGGTGATTCCCTTCTCTGGCGAGTCGATCTCTGCCGCTGCACGTCGTAGCATGAGCAGATCGTAATCGTTGAGAGGCGTGTTACGAGGGGCGTCTGGTTGTACTTCATGCTCTGATTGTAGACCACTGAACTTTGCGCCCTCCGACTGTCCGCCTTCCTTCGCAAACAACCCGGCCGACTGTTTGGCAAGTGCGACGATATCCTCTGTCGTCAAATTGATGCCGCCAATCTTTCTGAAAACGAATGCCCGGATGGCTGCGATAAGGTCGCGCACGAATTGAGCAACTTTCCCGGTCAGTGTTTCGCCACGGCTCCTCCGTTCTTCTGCGATCTCGATCAGATAGGCCAGTCGCTCCGCGTTTCTGTCGCCTTCTGCCGTGTCTTCCGGCACGCGGCTTGCAGCTTCAATCGCAAGCGGCTCTCCGGCGTCGAGCATTTGCTCGAATCTGGCGACGAGATCGGAATACTTGTCGCCCAACATGTTGCGCATCCCGGCGTGCTCTCCTACTTCGTGCAGGAACGTACCGCCGGCAATATCTGGCGTCATGCTGTCGGCAACAATCCATGCCGTCTTTCCGTCCCAGACTCCGCCGAACCCTGACGCCATGCGCGCCTCTGGTACGTCAACATCTGCCTCTGACTGGACGACGTGCAGTGTGCCGTTGCCGAGCATCTTGTCGATCTTCTTGCCGTACTTCTTGCGCAGCAGTGCGGCGAC